CTTAAAGCGCAGTACGACATATTAAAAATGCGCGCTGCGTATATAGCTGCTGAGCGCTTTATAATATCACAAGCAGCTAATGGTAATGATATAACAGGAATGCATATTTTTGAATCATTTGAGCCAATGACACCTGAAGAGTTTCATCAATATGAAACAGATGGTTTTGGAAATATACGTCACAAATCACCAAAAGAAGTGATATTAGATAAAATGAACGACATTGCTTTAAAAGCAAATAAATACATAGAACAAGAAAAATACGAATTAGTACAAGAATTAAAAGAACTATATGAAAAATACAAACAAGAATATGACAGACTTTAAAGTAATGCTAGCTAAACCAGTAGCTAACGAAATCAACTGGCCTAATGCACATTTTGTACAACCTAAGCTTGACGGTGTACGTTGCTACATTAATCAACACGGTGCGTTCTCACGCAACCACAAACCATTTAAAAATGTTAAACATATTATCACTGAGCTTAAACCTTTCTTCACAGACAATCCTAATGTTACTCTTGATGGCGAATTGTACAATCATAAGTATCGCGATAATTTTAATAAAATCATCTCACTCGTCCGCAAACAAAAACCAACGCAAGCTGATAAGTTCGAAGCGGCTAGTTCTTTACAATTCCACTGCTATGACCTTTTCGATAGCCAACAACCAAGCTTATCGTTTATCGACCGTACGTTAGCAATCACAGGTTATCAAAGTTTATACAAATGGCGTTCTATACAATTAGTTGATACTAAAGTTGTATTCAGCAATGACGACGTGCAAAAGTTTCACAAACAAAACAAATCAAACAAATATGAAGGCTCAATGCTCCGCAACAACAACCCATACGACCAACGACGTTCAAACAACTTACAAAAAGTCAAAGACTGGTCCGACACCGAGATCACGATCACTGGCTACGTTGAAGGTAAAGGTAAGTTCGAAGGCGGCCTTGGTAAGTTCATCGGTACTGATTCAGACAATCGAGTAGTTGAAGTTCCATGGCCTACACTTACTATGACACAACGTCGTAATGTACTTAACAGTATCAACAGTTACATCGGTAAAACATTAACATTCGAGTACTTCGAGCGTACACCAGCCGGTGCATATCGTTTTCCTCGTGCTAAAGCATTGCGTAATTATGAATAAAAATAAAAAAGAATACACTTTAATTATAAGCGATACAGTAAAAATGACAGGTACAGCTGAACAATTAATAAGAGAACTAATTAAACAATTAAGAAATGAGTAGACTTATATGGGAATTATACAATAAAAACGAAATAAGTATTGAAGTTGCTAACATATTATTAGATAAACATTATGAGTAAAAAATTATACACACATTTGCTATACACAAATTATGCAGACATTACTACAAAAATTAAAAGCTTTCGCAAAAACCCTAAGAAGAAACGCCCGGAAAAAAGACCACGCTGAGCATCTTTGGCAAGCAATACGTACATTACGTTCAGAAATAATAGATGACGTGATGACGGGCTCCGCACGAGGCCGTATGCCTGTAAAAAAACTAAAACATAAGGCTGAATTAATAAGAAAATACAGTAGAAGACTAAAACTATTAACAACATGAAGTGGTATAGCCATGCAACTTACAAATCACATTTAAAATCTCTCGATATATTCGAAAGAATTGATGCTTTGCGCGCTCCATATATAGAATGGCCAAAATCTTTAGCTAATATATTTGAACGATCTTATCCTCGTATAGGTGTTTTAGATTTAACAGATTTATTACAAGAAGGCTATGTTTCTTTTTACAGAGCATGGGATAAGTTAGACTGGGAGCTTATCGACAGCGCAAACGAAAACGAACGTCCTGGTATAATAACAAACTATTTAAAATTGAATATAAAGAACGGAATTAGAAGAGCCATAGCTCGCGATAGAGAGACTATTAGAATCCCTGAGTCATATTATACTATGAAACCTCACGGGAGTGCTCACAGCGGTAAATACGATAGTAATTACCAAACAGATATATTTTTAACAAAAACGTTTTCATCTTTCTTTAGTCAATACTATTTAGATGTTGCCGATGAGCCGTACAGCTATGATAACGAATTATTAAATGATTTTTTACATGACTTAATGAGTAAAGAACTAACACTACACGAGAAGCAAGTTTTATGTATGTATTTTGGCGTTGATGAAGCTTATGATTTAAAAAAACCTGTATCAAAAATTGCAGAATTTTTTAATAAATCAGAAATATGGGTAAAAAAAACAAAAGCTAAAGCTTTGAAAAAGATGCAACAAGAACACGTTAAAGAAATAATTGAAAAATACTTGGAAAATAGCTATACTTATTAACTTTTTTATGTAATATATATTATGAATAATTTAAATAAACTTTATGACATCGAAGATGACATTATAGATAGAGGTGATGCTACAAACGTTACAGAAGGTTTAAACTACTATAACATTGAAAACAAAAGCAAAGATAAAGAAAACTTTAATCAAAAGATTGAACAAGACTATCACAACACCTATTATAATAAAGGTTCCTACGGAACACGCACATTAAAACTAGCCAATAAAGATTGGCACAAATTAAATAAAGTATGAATATAAATGAAAAGCTAAGTAAAATTCAGCACGACTTCAAAGCTAAAAAAAGTCGTAAGAATAACTTTGGTAACTATTTCTTTAGGTCTGCCGAAGATATTCTTGAAGCTATTAAACCTTTCTTGCAAGAGTTAGATGTTTATGTAACTATTGATGAGAACATTGTTCTTTCAGAACATTCGGATTTTCCAATCATTGAGAGTGTTGCAACAATTTCTGATGGTAAAGATTCTATTAAAGCTAAAGCTATTGTAGGTGTTGACTTAAATCAAAAGGGTATGCAAATGCCACAAAAGTTTGGTTCAGCTTCATCTTATGGTAAGAAGTACGCATTAGGTAATTTACTATTGATTGATGATACAGCAGACGCCGATGCTACTAATAATCATGGTAAAAGTGCTATACATCGCACAATACCAGGCACAGGTAAACAGCCTAATGATAAACCTGTAATTAATATGGGTAATATTGATAAAGCTAAAAAGTTTTTATCTAATGGCGGTTTGCTTACTACACTACAACAAAAATATATAATTGAAGCGGATGCTTTGAAACAACTACAGAATGGATAAAAAAGAGGTATTAAATAAGCTACGCGATGATGAGCACTATTATGGTGAGTTTGGTAAAACATATTTAAGTAATAGTGATATCGGAGCATTGCTAAATAATCCTCTTGATTTCAAGAAGCAATCACCCGCGACACCTGCAATGGTTATTGGCGGTTATTTTCACACATGTATCCTTGAGCCTCATAAGCTTGATAAGTACAAGATCATTAAATCATCTACTCGTAATACAAAAGTATACAAAGAATTATCAGACGGTGATATTTGTTTGCTTGAGAAAGAAGCTGATGAAATTGAAGTAATGAGAGAAACCGTATTAAGTAATGATCTTTTTAGAGACTTAATACAAGAAGGAAATGTAGAATATGAAGTACCTGGTTTAATAGAGCTCGAGGGCATGCAGTGGAAAGGTAAAGCTGATATTGTAAATCATACACAACAATTAGTTGTAGATTTAAAAACAACTGGTGATATTAATAGATTTACAAATAGCGCTTATAAGTTTAACTACGACAGTCAAGCTTATATTTATAGTCAAATGTTTGGCTATGAGTTAGTATTTATAGTTATTGACAAGAAAACACACCAAATGGGCTTGTTTGATTGCAGTGATAAATTTATTCAATCCGGATCGAATAAAGTAGCACGAGCAGTACAAGCTTATGAAGAATTTTTTGTTAACAACGATGGAGACTTCTCACAATTTTATATATCGAAAACCCTTTAAATTTTATATTATGGCAAGAACACGAAAAAGAACGTGCGACGTTACAGGAGTAACAACAAGTGAAAAAAACTTTTACACAAACCAATCACACACAAAAGCAGTAGATAATTTGCGTAGATCTACTGGAGCAACCAAAAACCAAATGCGCAGAATGTTTAACCAATTAACCACATATTAGTATGGCAAGTATTATTTCAGCTAACATTGATTTAACTAAAATTGAAAAAGCTAAAATATACGAAGGTAAGAAAGGTAAGTATTATCCTATTACAATCGTGTTGAATGATGAACTCGGGCAATATGGCGATTCAGGCTATATTCAAACAGAGCAAACTAAAGAAGAGCGAGATGCTAAAATGCCTAAGTCTTATTTAGGTAATGTTAAAGTTGTATGGAGCAACGGTCAAAATGTTGAACCTGCGCCACGAGAAGGTGGCCAAGCACCTCAGCAAAACAATTTTGCAGCTCCACAGCAGTCTGCACCAGAGCCTGATCTACCGTTTTAATATGGTAGATTGGGATGACTGGATTTCAGACAGCGGAGATGGTAACACTTTAGAAGATTAATATATGAACACAACAGAGATCAATGGATTTACTATTGAAACATTCAATCAGTATGATCTTGAGGTTGGTAAGCGTGAAGGTATATGCCCTAAGTGCTCAGCTGATAGAAAACCTGAAAATCGTAAAGCTAAATGCGCTATGTACGATTGGGAACGTGGTCTTGGTACTTGTATGAATTGTGATGAGGTATTTCAGTTGCACACTTTTAAGCGTAAAGGCGGAGGTGATAAAGTATATGTTAAACCTGAATGGGTTAATGCAACTGATTTAACCGACAATGTAATTAAATGGTTTGAGGGTAGAGGTATTTCACAATCTACCCTTAAACAATTACGGATATCAGAAGGCATTGAGTGGATGCCGCAAACCGGTAAGAATGAAAATACTATTCAATTTAATTATTTTATAAATGACGAACTAATTAATATAAAATATAGAGATGGTAGAAAAAATTTCAAACTTGTTAAAGACGCAGAAAAGGTATTCTATAATATTGACAGTATTGTTAATAATGACACTTGTGTTATTGTGGAAGGTGAGATGGATGTTTTGGCTTTTGTTGAAGCTGGCATCAATAACGTGGTATCTGTACCAAACGGAGCTACTCTTAATCGCCTTAACCTTGATTACTTGGATAACTGCATTGAATATTTTGAGGATAAATCCAAAATTATACTCGCACTCGATCAAGATGAACCAGGCGAAAACCTCAAAGCAGAATTTATCAGAAGGTTCGGCGCTGAAGTATGTTATACAGCGTCATTTGGAGCACACAAAGACGCTAACGACTATCTTATTGCTCTCGGGCCTAGTATGCTTCGTAGGGTTATTAGTGAGTCTGCAGCTGTACCCTTAGAAAACGTAGTAACAGTAGGAGATATAAATGATGAACTTGAAGAATTTATTTATGAAGGTTTTAAGCCAGGTTATCAAGTCGGTCTTGATAACTTTGATAGCATTTTTAGTACTTATACCGGGCAATTTATTACTGTCACAGGAGTTCCTAGTAGTGGTAAGTCTGATTTTGTTGATAGAATGGCTGTGGGTTACCAATTAAAATATGGTTGGAAAACAGCTTTTGCTTCACCAGAGAACAAACCAACTTTTTTGCATGCACATAAGTTAATTAGAAAAGTAGGTGGTTGGATGCCTAAAGAATCTGACTTAGGCACTGATAAATGGAACCAATGCTTCGAACGTGTTAATGATAACTTTTATTTTATTGAAACAGAAAGATATGATTTAGACGCAGTGCTTAAAAAAGGTGCGGAGCTAGTTAAACGTAAAGGTATAAAATGCTTAGTAATTGATCCTTTTAATAAAGTTAAAATGAAAGGTGCAGCTGATATGTCTATAACAGATTCTACTATGGAATATCTTGCGCGTATTGAGACATTTGCTAAAAAATATGATGTGTTAGTTATTATAGTTGCGCACCCTACTAAAATGTATAAGCGAGATGATGGTACTATGGATGAACCAACCATGTATAATATTAAAGGTGGTGGTGAATGGTATGATGCAAGCTATCACGGATTATTAGTGCATAGGAATTACAGCAACAATACCGTTAAAGTAAAAGTACTTAAAGTTAAGTTTCAGAATTTAGGAGAAAATCAAGCTGAAGCTCACTTTAAATGGAACCACGCGTCTGGAGATTATATACCAGTTGCTGAGCCCGCTGCTAATGGTTTACCTTGGGATGACTAATGGCATGGGCTAAAAAAAAGAAAGGCTATGTTGGTTTAAATACGGGATTTGTAGCTTCAGACGAACAATTAAAATGGCACAAATATTGTATTGATAATGGTATTATAATTTCTCCTATACCTACAACATCAGATCCTTATCCAGAAGAGTGGAATATAGGTATATCTTTTATGCCTAATTATCGAAAGATACACAAAACGCCAACTGTTTATATAAGCGAAATAGTATGGCAGGAAACATTTAATTTAATGAAATTTTATTATGAGAAACGTACAAGATGAATATAGAGGATTACTTTCATCACTTGTCCACGGAGGAAAACCTAAAAAGGACAGAACAGGCGTTGGGACGCGATCTGTCTTTGGAAGAGTATTACGACATAACATGGCACTCGGGTTTCCACTGTTGACAACTAAAAAAATATATTTTAATCATGCAGTTACAGAACTTTTATGGATACTTCAAGGACGATCGGATATTAAGTACCTTAACGATAATGGGGTTACTTATTGGGATGCGGATTATAAACGGTCCGGTAGAACAGATGGTACTCTTGGTCCTGTTTACGGTGTGCAGTGGCGTGACTTTAATGGTGTTGATCAGATTACTAAACTTATACGTGACATCAAAAAAAACCCGCAATCGCGACGCCTTATGGTTAGCGCTTGGAACGCAAGTGCTATACACGATATGGCTCTTCCTCCATGCCATTATGGTTTTCAAATATATATAAATGATGGGAAAATGGATCTTATGTGGAATCAAAGAAGCGCCGATGTTTTCCTTGGTCTTCCTTATGATTTTGCAATGTATGGTTTACTTTTACTTATGCTTGCTAAAGGTACAGATTACACGCCTGGCGAGCTTATTGTATCCTTGGGCGATTGTCATTTGTACAACAATCATATCGATCAAGCTAAAGAGCAATTATCCCGTGATTTTCGGAAGTTGCCTTCTGTTAGCGTCGATTGGGGACTTAATGTTATTGAAGGAGCGGGAGGATTTTTAAGAATACCAGGAGAACACATGATAAATATAGCAGGATATGAGCCACACCCACCCATCAAAGCAGAACTCAACGTCGGAGTTTGATTACTGGTTTAAAAAGAATAACTATATGAGTAAATTCTTAACTGAACACAGTAGAAAAATAATTGAAAAATATAAAAACAAAAAACACGATGGGTAAATATAAAGTTTATCATATACCAGGTGTAAAAATTGGTTGCACAACAGACATTCAAAAACGTGTTGTAGAAACTCAAGGTTATAAACAAGGGGAATATGAGATACTACTGCAAACTGATAGTATAGCAGAAGCTTCACAAGCTGAAAGAATATTACAACAAGATTTAGGATATAAAGTAGATAGAAACTTGTATAAAGACCTATTCAAAAAAAGAAAAAGTATGAATAAACACTCTTCTTCGGAATTTACTACAACATTCAAAATACCTAAAAAAGATATTGATAGTAGTTTTTTGTCGGGATTAAAAATTAAAACAAACAAAGAAACTTATGTCTTGGACACAGAAGATAAAATTGATTGGGTTATATCTAATGTACATGCTAGCCAGTTTGGTCCCGGTACTTGTTACGTATATAACAAAGCAATGGCAGAAGCTAAAGCTTTTAATCCAAAAAATAATCAAATAAATCAATTTGAATTAATTAGAGAATGGGCTAAGGAGCGTGGTTTATATGACAAAGGGGATTTAAAAACACAACTAATTAAATTATATGAAGAAGCCGGAGAATTATCGCAGTCCGTACTTAAAAATGACAGAGACGGTATTATTGACGCTATTGGTGATTGTGTTGTTGTTCTCACTAATCTCGCCTATCTTAACAACCTCAGCATTGAAGATTGTATTAGCGCTGCTTATGATGAAATATCTAATAGAACTGGTAAAATGATTAATGGAACTTTTGTAAAAGATAACTAATATGGAAAAGAAAGAATATGAATTTCGTGACCCTGTAATTAAATCAGTTGTAGAAAGTTTTATAAAACGTTCTGATGTAGGTTTTAAAAAGTATGGTGTTACTTTAGCTGATGATGATGCACCCCTAGTAGCTTGGCTTAATCACTTACAAGAAGAATTGATGGATGCTGTTAACTATATTGAAAAGCTAAAGCATTCAGCCACTGAGGTATTGCAAGATAAATTAGTTGAAGAATATAAAGAATCAAACTATACATCAACAAGTACAATGTATCCTGGAGATATAGAAGTAACATATGAGACGCAAAAGTAAAAAACGTGGTCCAGTACAGGCTAAAAAAATAAGTTACGATGGAATTAACTTTGCATCAGGTCTTGAGCGATACACATATATGGCTCTAAAAAAAGAAAAACTATTTCAAAAATATGAAGGTGAAGTTTTCAATCTTATCGAAGGTTTTAATTTTCCAAATGAATCTTATGAAAAACAAGCCAACGGAAAAGGTGATTACACTAACCGAGGGATTAAAAAGATCTTGGGAATTAAATATACACCTGACTTTACTGGAAAAGACTACATAATTGAATGCAAGGGAAGGGCTAATGAGTCTTTCCCTTTAAGATGGAAACTATTTAAACTATGGCTTACACAAAACCAGGATGGAAGGACGTGCTACAAACCGCAAAATCAGAAAGAAGTGGACAGGACGATTCAGATAATCAAAGAAAAAAGAAGAAGTTAGCAGCTTTACATTATAAAAGACGTAAATTAGAAAAAGATGTTAGAAAATACATTAAAGATCACACCAGATACAACTCTAGAGAGCTTGACGAGATCGGAAGAAAGCATGGATTTTACTTTGGTTAGCCATTATAAAGAACGAATTGCATTTCACATGAAAATGCTTAATTATTACTTACAAGAACAAAAAAATGAATTGGCAACTTGAAATAGGTACTTATCCTGGGATATTACTTGGAATAAGAACATACGAGAATGAGGATACGACAGAGCACGTGTTGTACTTCCCACTTATAGAATTCATATTAACAATATATAAAGAAGATGAGCACACCAACGAGAACTGAATTAGCAAGTAGAATTGGCACACTAAAAGGAGTGTCAGAACAACTAATAAAAGAAATAAAAGTTTTAGATGAAAGGTTAGCAGGTTTGTATGCTTTTATACAAATGCTGCCGGATTATGAAGAAACTGTAGAAAAACTAAAAGCTAAAGCTAAAGAAAACGAAGATGTCGATAAAACGTAAATTTTTAAAATCTTTAGTAAAAGACCGTAAGCTAAAGCCAGCTGAGCGAATAGGCCAAAGACTTGGTTATATGAGTGCAGCTTTTATTATGATGTCTCCTTATTTATTACCTTATGGTAAAATAGGAGCTATAACTTATATAGTAGGGGGGTTGCTTGGTATACCGCAAGTATGGTTAGCTAAACAATGGAACTTGGTATTAATTAACGTAAACGTAGCGGTAGGCTACATGATATATTTATATGGGATTATTTGATGAAAGAATACCTTACAAACCTTTTGAATATCCAGATTACTACACAGAAGGTTGGTTAAAACAAGCGCAGGCTTTTTGGTTGCACACTGAAATACCTATGTCGGGTGACGTAAAAGATTGGAATGAGAAGCTTACACCTTCTGAAAAAAACTTAGTTGGTAATATTTTATTAGGCTTTGCACAAACAGAGTGCGCTGTATCTGATTATTGGACACAAAAAGTTGTAGGGTGGTTTCCTAAACACGAAATACAACAGATGGCAATGATGTTTGGGTCGCAAGAAACAATACACGCAGTTGCTTATAGTTATTTAAATGAAACATTAGGACTTGAAAACTTTGAAGCTTTTTTACAAGACGAAGCAACTATGGGAAGATTTGAAAACCTTGTTGCTTATGAAGGTAGCGATACTGTTGGTATTGGTAAATCGCTTGCTATATTCTCAGCCTTTGCTGAGGGGGTTAGTTTATATTCTGCTTTTGCAGTTTTATATTCATTTCAATTACGCAACTTACTTAAAGGAATTGGACAACAAATGAAATGGAGTGTAAGAGATGAGTCTTTACATTCTAAAATGGGTTGTCAGTTATTTAGGCATATGTGCGAAGAAGATGAGAATCTACTTGAAGCTTGCCGCGAAGACGTTATAAAAGCGGCAGAGTCTATGCTAGCAGCGGAAGAGCAGTATATAGACAAAATGTTCGAATTAGGAGATATAGAAAATTTAAAAGCATATGATCTTAAACAATTTATTAGAAAGCGACTTAACGAAAAGCTTGTTGAGCTCGGTTACATCGACCTCGGGTCATACTTTAGTTACGATGAATCAGGAGCCGAAGCCCTTGATTGGTTTTATCACCTTACTGGTGGCCATACCCATACTGATTTTTTTGCTGTACGTCCCACCGACTACTCAAAAGCTAATGAAGGAGAAGATTTTGAAGATATTTGGTAGGTATGTGGAATAACGAATGGAAAAAAGGAGAAGATTATCCTTCTTGGGGAGATACTGAAGTATATAAGAAAACTATATCAGGAGGTTATCTTTTGCAAGGAGAGACACCGCGTGACGCTTATATGAGAGTGTCTAACGCTGTTGCGAGGCGTTTATACAAGCCAGAACTAGCTGAAAAGTTTTTTGAGTATATATGGCAGGGTTGGTTGTGTTTAGCGTCTCCTGTGCTTTCTAACACAGGCACAGATCGCGGCTTACCAATAAGTTGTTTTGGTATAGACGTTGCAGATTCAATACAGGATATTGGACAAAAGAATTTAGAAATGATGCTGCTCGCAAAACACGGTGGGGGAGTTGGTATTGGTGTTAATATGATTAGACCCGCCGGAGCTAAAATTACAGGTAATGGAACTTCAGACGGCGTTGTCCCTTTTTGCAAAATCTATGACTCAACTATACTCGCAACCAATCAAGGTTCCGTACGAAGAGGAGCTGCAAGTGTTAATATCAACATTGAACACGATGACTTCCTCGACTGGATTGAAATTAGGGAACCTAAAGGAGACGTCAACAGACAATCTCTTAACCTACATCAGTGTGCTGTCGTTGGCGATAAGTTTATGCGAAAACTTGAAGCGGGAGATCAAGACGCTAGGAAAAGATGGGGAAAGCTACTCCAAAAACGTAAAGCTACTGGTGAACCATATATCCTTTTTAAAGGCAACACGAATAAAGTTAACCCAGAGGCTTACAAAGCGAACGGATTAAAAGTACATATGACAAACATATGCTCAGAGATCACATTGCACACTGATGAGTCTCATAGTTTTGTTTGCTGTTTATCATCATTAAATTTAGAAAAATACGACGAATGGAAGGATACGAACCTGGTATACGATGCGACATGGTTCTTGGACGGTGTCCTGGAAGAATTCATACAGAGGGCGAAGGGCCTAAGGGGATTCGAAAATTCTGTGCGGTCCGCTGTGAAGGGACGGGCCCTAGGGTTAGGAGTCTTGGGTTGGCACAGCTTACTCCAGAAGAACGGGATAGCCTTCGAAGGATTGCTAGCCCAGTTCAAGACCAGGGAGATCTTCTCAAAAATAAAAATAGAGACTGAAAGAGCGAGTAGAGAATTAGCTGAAATTTATGGTGAACCTCTTTGGTGTGTAGGTACAGGCATGCGAAATACACATTTACGAGCTGTTGCGCCAACAGTGTCAAATTCAAAATTATCTGGCAATGTATCACCAGGCATTGAGCCATGGGCTGCTAATGTATTTACCGAACAAAGTGCAAAAGGAACCTTTATAAGAAAAAACAATGAGCTTAAAAAAGTACTTAGAAAAATTGGTATTGATACCAAAGAAACTTGGGATAAAATACTTGCAGATGGTGGATCAGTACAAGACATCAAAGAACTTGATGGATGGTATTACGATCACAGAGGACGACTTACCCAAGAATATGAAGACGGGGAAGCAGTAAAGAATGTGTTTAAAACATTTAAAGAAATTAATCAGTTAGAATTAATTAATCAAGCAGGAATAAGACAAGATTATATTGATCAGTCGGTTAGTTTAAATTTAGCTTTCCCTTCAGAAGCACAGCCAAAGTGGTTAAACCAAGTGCACTTTGAAGCATGGAAACGCGGTATTAAAACATTATATTATGTTAGGACCGAAAGTGTTTTACGTGGAGATATAGCAGCTGCTGCTATGGATCCAGATTGCTTATCGTGTGATGGTTAATTATTAATTAAAACAAAATTATGGCAAAAAAAAGATTTACATTTGCAGATGCTAAAGAACGCATCAGAGAATTAGAAAACGCTTTAGAAGAAAAAGCATTAGAAGTTAAAGAATTAGTTGATGATATTTCATTAGATGATTCTGATAACGTTTATAATTCACGAGAGAATACAATAATTCAAATATATAAATTTGGGTTTTATATTCTATTAGGACTAAATATTTTACAGTTAGTTTTATAAAATAATAAAGGGGATGACGCCGTAATTGGTATCATCCCCTTTTTTAATTAGTATAGCTTTTGTCGCTTTTTAATTTCTTTGGTAGTTGGCTCAGCATCATATGCTCGCTTTTCCCAAGGTAATTTTTTATGGCCTTCTTCATAAGATTTACCCTTGTATTTAATCTTACCATTCTTTCTTTGATACTTACTACCATTCCAATAAACATAATTATCATCATAATTAAGTTTACCAGCATTCATATCTTTAATATGCTGTTTTTCATGAACAATAGTTTTTTCACGTTCAACGGGAGATAGGTTGGGGTCTACCTCAATAGAGCCATCATTATAAGCTTTACCAGCTACACCTCTTTCTAGTCTTTTAGCAGGAGATTTTCTTCTAGTTTTACCTTTTCTTTTTGAAAGCCTTTTAGATTTTACAAGGCGTTTACCACTTGATTTATCTTTATCAATACCTAATTGCCAATCAGCAAATCCTAATCCCATAGCTATTCTTTGCCAAGCTTCGTGTTCTGTATCTAAAGCTCCTTTAACATTTTGCATTTTAAGTATAGCTCTATCAGCTGGTAGGTTTGCTACCGCTGAAAGTACTTGCCCTGTTGCTAATGCTGCAGGATTATCAATATCTATACCTAAGCGATTCATATCTTTTAAAGATTGCTTATAAGTAAAAGCTCTACCTGCTGACATTAACTTTCTTATTTTAGTGTCAACCGGTGGAGATAAAGTAGTTAGCTTTAATGCAGCTTTAGTATAATCAGGTCGTTTAGATTCTTTCTGCTTTATAATTTCCATAATAATATTTTTCATGGTAGCTACAGCAGCTCCTCCAACACCAGATCCTCTTAAGAATGTATCCGCAATACCATTAACTATTTTAGTAGATGCTTCAGTTTGTTCTTCATCATCTATTTCATCATCATCAAATAGCATTGCAAACATTGCTTGTTGTAAAGCTGTAAATATAATATTCTGTACAGCTCCATAATATAATATTTTAGACATATTAGTTTTCCAATCACCGCGTCCATTAACAAGATCTAATGCAGCTTTTTTAGTCAATCTAGTATATTGCATAGGTGTGTTAGCAAAAGCTAATATAACACGCCCTAAACCGCTTGCTTGCTGCATTGAAACTCTATCTGGTCTTGATGATTGTTGAGACTCTTCAGCTGTTTCTTGAAAATCAAGCATTGCTTTATCTTTAGCCTCTTGATCAGATAAACCATCTTTCTTATAAGTGTTATATCTGTTTCTATAAAAGCTAGCACCGCCAATACTAATTGCAAAACTATCTGCAATTTGAGTAGGTAAGAAACCTGCTTTTAATAAAGAACTAAGTGCTGCTCTGACTTTATTATCTGAAGATGCTGCTGACTTAGCTAATTCGTCTGCATTAATATCATTTTTCAAACCACTTCTACGTGATTTAAGAAAATCAGAATTAAACAAATCAGAAAAGTCTTTCCAAAACTGTGGTTGATTAGCGAATGCTTTACCAGCCATTAATGGATTATTATCACTCCAGTTTAAAAAGTTTACAGAAGATATTGTTTGAAGTAATGCAGATCTAGTGTTAAAAAACATTACAGTACCAACAGAATCATTAATCCAATTCATAAATTGGTTTTCTAATCTTGTTGCGCCAGATGGACGATTCCTTCCGGTCTTCATTCTATGTAATATGTTTTCTAACGCTTCTGTATAACGTTCGCCATAAATAGCTTTAAGCTTATTCATGTTATCTTTGCTATACACACCATCAACATTATCTTGCCACTGCTGTAAAAACTCAGATCTTTTAGTCGTATTAATATTGTCTATTAAGTCAATAGTTAATGAACCTGAAATCCAGTTTTCATTTGGCGGCGGATAACCTTCAATTCCTACAATACCTTTTACGTTTTCAGCAAAAGCAGTTAAGTCTTTAGAATCTTCTACATGCTTAACTAGTGCTTCTACATCTTTCTTGGCTAACGTATCTGGAACTACATTTTGTTCGTTCCATAAATAAACCCTTACAGCTTCTTCATTGGTAAATCCACGCGTAGCTTCTTTATTAAGCTTGGCTGGTGTTTTACTAACTTGCTTTTTAAGATTACGCCATTGTTGTAATGATTCAACCTTAGCTTTTTCGTAGTTAGCAATACCAATGGCAAAAGGATTAACAATATTATCTTTGTACCATTGTAAGTTTCTATCACCTTCTTTGCCCTTACCAAGAGTAGGGTAAACTAAACCTAAATAATCTTCAGCAGAATAAGGGACAAAGAATTTAAATTTACCTTTGTTACCTGCTAGTTTATTAGCCCTGTCTTGTGAATATCTTGCTTCTGCTTTAACACCTTTTACTCTTTCAAGCATTTGGTTAAATTCATCACTAAGTTTTTCAGATGCTAAAGCCTTAGTAGAATTACCGTTTACATCAACGTTGTATATTTCATCAAATGTTCTTCCATCTAATCCAACTAAACTGTTAGGAGGTATACCACCTATTTCAGCAACTTGATCATTAAAATATCTTGATAGCCAAGAACTTTTAAACACATCCCAGCCTTTACCCATAGAGTTTTTGTAGCCGGTCTTATTAAGCATATGGTTATGCTTATTGTCTAAACCAATTAACTTAAAGTTATTCATTATAGCAGCAAACTCGGCATCGAAATTTCTATCTTTATCGAGCATTGCAGCTAATAGAGTTTTACCTACGTGGACTTGTTGCATAGCGTGTTCCCACTCATAAGTTTTACCTCTACCTTCCGGAGTGTGAGATATGCCCACAACTTCAGCTAATTGTCTATTAAAATGCTCAGTGTCGTTACCCGCTAATTTTAAGAAAGCAGCAATTCCTATCGCGTTTTGTTTATCGTCTTTTATAGCTTTATTAAATCTTTTGTAGACTTCTTCACCAATAGCTCTATTTTTTCTATTAAAAGCTACTACGACATCAATATCACTTTGGCTAGGTGATTTACCATTCTTATATGCGGCTGCAATATTTTCTAATGGTTTTTGTACCGTTTTAGAATAATGGTCATTTCTATATTTTTCTATTGGTTTACCATCAAGTAAAATATCATCACCCCAGTTTTTAAAAGCGTTGGCTCTTATTTTTGTCTGCTCAGCCATGTATTTAGCAAGCTCATATCTTGGTTTATTAGGCTTCATAACACTGCCTCTTTTCACCATTTGAGGATTGCCTTTTTCATCTAATATTGGCTGATTTAGCGCTCCTGCTTTAGATATAATTCCAGCACCAACATTTTTATTAAGAACGTTGCCAGTATCAGCCTCACTCCAAATAAATAATCCTTTAGGTATGTGTGACCATACGTGTTGCTCATAATAGTCTATCAAGGCATCAATCTCTGCCTCTGTAGATAAAGACGATATTTTAACACCTTTTAAATCAACTTCGGCGTCTTTTAACGTAACAAACCAATCTTTCTTTTCTTGTAAAGGTAAATCATATAATACCTCACTAGCTAATGGTATTCCAGCTACTTTTTCAAAGCCTTCATTAATTGATGGGTTATCATCAACCATTTTATTTCTAACATCGTTAGATATTGCTCTAGCTATAGCATTATTCAATGACTTTTTACGATCACCTCTAGTTGAAGTTTTTTCATCTTTAGCTTCGTAGTATTCTATAAACTCTTCTCTAGTAGGCGGACTGTCTAAAGACCAAACTGATGCTGGGCCAGAACCTTTTTGAAAATCAATATAGTTTAAGGCTATATCAGATAAAGCATCATAGTTGTTGTTTAAAAAGTCTGTAAAATCACTTTTTGTTTTAGTGTTCTTACCAAGTACGTTTTTAACATCATTAAATAATCTTTTAGCAAAAATATCACCAAAAGTTTTATTTCTAAGGTTTACTTTCTTTAAATCTGAAAGATCTTTGCTTGTTATAGCTTTTTCAGCTTGTATTATAGCCATTTCGCCAAGCTTATTTAAATCTTCAGATATTTTATCATTCAACTTTAAACGCTCAACTACAGGCTGCGTAATCTCAATCTGCTGTTCTCCTGCTTCAATTTCTTTTGACTCAGGTGAATCTATTTTTTGAGAACCAATAAAGGAAGCTTTCATTTTATTCTCAAGCTGTCTAATAGCCCGAGCTGCTAAAAACCCTTTAGCATAACCGCCAAAAGAACCAATTTCTGGATTATACGTTTTAGCCAAACCTAGTAAAGAACTTGCTTGATTACCTCCGACAGGAATAACAAGCTGTTCTACTAATTCTTGTCTATTTGTTGCGTCTTCCAAATAGCCCATTATAAGGTTATTTTGTTCTGCTGATCCGCTTACAATACCTTTATTCGCTAATGTATTAACAACCGCTTGAGCTAATGGCTCATATTGATAAGCGGCCATAGCATGGAATGATTCAGGAGCATTGTTAACTTTACCGTCATAAGCAAATGCTTTAAACTGCTCGTTTATTGAATCATCTTCAAACCTTACTTCTCCCACTATTTCAGAAGCAACTTGTTCTTCGCTAACTGTTGTATCTTTTTCTTCACCAGAAGGAGTTACAGTACGACCTTCACTAAACTGAGGATCTACAGTTCCAGTAAAAGTGTTATATTTTTTAATAAACTCTAAAGTCTGAGTACCGCTTTCTAATCCTTTGAAAGATAAACCAGCAGGCGCCGCGGTAGATAGCTTGCCATTTATTAAAGTACCAAGCTTTGATAAACCAGCTTGCGTAGCAACATCGCCTTTAGCTATATCATATTCTCTTAAAGCATCTGAAACACTAGCTATAAATTCTTCATTAACTATCCTTTTCTTTTTGTTTTTCTGGTTTGCTTCTCTTTGTTTTACAGAATTGTATACAGAAATTATTTTAGGGTCTAATGAATTAGCCATAAAATCTTCTAAACCTTCTTTAATTGAAGCTAATTCTGAGTCCTCCAATGTTGACATTAAAGCATGACCACCTTCATGATAAACAACGTTAGAAGCTATTCTAGCATTTCGTAGTTGTAATTCTCTATTTCCGTTTCCTTGGTTAAATAGATTTTCTTTTACATCAATTATAAGGTTTTTATCTGGATCATAAAATCCAAATACATCACCATCTAATAGTTGTTTATATCTACCTTCAGGTTTAAAATCTTTACCAAATTTTGTTTTAAAATACTCCTCAGCTTCTTGTCTAGTTTCAAACGCTACAGCACGTGCATTGTTAAATTTATCTGGATTATTATTTATAAATTCTCTCATTTGAGATCCAGCATAAAGATAATTTTGCTTAGCATCAATAATTTGGCGTTCAATCTCGTTGTCCACCATTTTATCTTTAATAGCTTGCTTTCTTCCATCAAAGTCATCTTCGCTGTAAAAACCTGTAGCTTTTGCTTTTTCAGCATCAGCATCAATGTCACTAACTTTTTCGTTTAAATAAAGGTTATCAACTATTAGGTTTAAGGCTTCCTCTCTTGCTTCAGGTTCGTAATTTTTGTATTTGCTACCTGTTGCGACTTCTTGCGCTTTATATAAAGCAGTTATTTGGTTGTCTCTAGAATTTTTTAATCTACGTAACTCAGCATCGGCTTCGAATTTTGAAAGCGAGCCTTCTTTAAGTTTTTTGTTAACCTGATTTACGCTAGACTCATAAACGAGATCTACATCTCCCAATGCCGCTTTAGCATCATTAAGAATAGCTCTATTGTTTCCTGTAGCTAATTTTCTTTTTAAATGTCTTATACCTCTAGCTGCTGTATTACCACTAGCTACTGTTCCTGAAACACCTATTAAAGACTGAAAACCTACTTCTTTAACAGATCTTATTTGTTCATCAGTAACATATGCACCCTCCATGCCGTAGAGCTGCTTATTAACTTCTCTTCCGGATATTAGTTCTTGTGCAGATTCAGTGGGTACTTCTGTTAAACCACCTTTCAATGCATTTTTAGCAACATTTTTACCTTCTTTTACCGCGCCTTTCCAGTTGCTTTTCATCAAGTTTCTGATTATTGAACCGTCAATTTTTGGAACTTGATTTAATGCGGTGGCCGAACCGAATAAATCTAAAGAAGCGATCTGCGTACCGCTTATGCGAATATCATTGTAGTTAATCTCGCCGTCTTTAGTTAACTGCAGATATTTTTCTAACTTTTTATCTTCGCTTAGTGCTAAAAATTCTTCTCCATACTTCTCAACCGCCTTACCTTCTAACACTTGTTCGAACATGTTTCCAGTTTCTTGAGAATAAGAAGAAAGACCAAGTGTAAGCCTAGCCATTAGCATTTGAGTAGCTGTTGTACCTATAGCATCTCTTAAATTTTCATACGTAAACTTAGAAGAATCATACTCACCCTTTTCGTTAGTAAATTCAGGTGCGGCCTTTATTTTTGACAGCATGCCGTCAAAGTCGCTCTTTAAATCAAAAAGCTTATATACATCGTCAGCCGTTTCCCCCATTCTTTTACTAAAGAAAGTCTCCGCTTCAAACTCAGTATCAAAATAATTGACTATTCCAGACCCATGTATGGTTTTAAACCTTTTGTTCCCACCTTCTACATATTGTCCAGCTTGTCTTTGCTTTTCTGTATCTATTAATGTAAAAGAAAATTCTCTAGGAGGGTTAATATCTCGTGTGTCCGGGTCTGAGTTTTTCCATTGTGTATATAATGGGTTCTTTACTCTTATAGGTGTATATTCACTTACAGCCACCCCGTTTATAACGGTATCTTCTCCCTCAAAGGTGTTTTGGTTATTTGCACGCGCTCTCAAAGACTGGTGAGCATCTCTAAGTACACCTAGAGATTGCATTTTATCCATCCCGCCAACAGCTGGTAGGCCCATGGTAGCACTTTTTGTAGCTTCAAGCACAGTTCTTGCTACAGCTGTGTCAATGCCAATAAAATTTAACACATCTCTAGCAACAGGAGGCAATACCTCCTGTACTGTTTTATCAGACAGCTCTTGTGCTTTTATTTCATCAAACTTAGTATTTTGCTTTTCAATCTCATTAACAAAAGCATTTTTATACGCTTTTATTCTTGATTGATAGCCTACAGAGTTTTCTCTTGCGTTTTGTATTAAATTAGTTTGATATTCTTCAAACTCCTCTAAAGCTTTCCGCTCTGAATCTTTATCAGGGAATTCACCAGTTTCTTTATTAAACTTATATTTGCTTAATATTTCGCCACCTTTCTTATCAATATCCTCTTGTTTTATATTAAGGACTTGGCTATCAAAGGTTTTAATGAATTTATCTTCGCCAAAACCAGCAGTATACTTGTCTTGTATGCTTTTATCTAGCTCTTGCTTAGGCAATTCAAAATTAATTTCGCCTACACTTTTTGACCCTATTTCATTATAAGCATCTATGTCCGCATAATTTTCAACTATATTGTTTTCTGCCTCAAAGTTTAATTTATTAACTTCTTCAAAGCCCTGTACGACTTCTACTTCTTGTTCAAAATCGCTTACCGGCACAGATGGGCCATCTTCAAACTTAACCGCTTCAGTAGCTTCTCTTTCGCTAGAATCTTTTAAATCTCCAACCTGCTCAGCTCCTAAATCAACAATTTGTGCTTGACCTCCAAATGCGTCAACATATGCTTCTACATTTTCAAATCTTTTTTGTCCTTTTCTAAAGTTAGGATCTTGAATTTTTTGTTGAATTTCAGCATAGCTGTATTCATCGTATCCCCTTGCAGCGTCTTTCCTTTTTATTCTAACTACTTTTCCTGGAAAATCCAAAGAACCATTTTCCAACTGCAAATCCGTATCTACGGGTGTTTCTGCCACTACAGGTGCAGTTTCCTCCGCAGTGGCGTTTGTCTTTCCCTCTTGAACAACAGCAATTATACCATGTTTAGATGTGTAATCTTCAAAACTTAACCCAGCTTTAGAAGCAGCATCAATTATTTCTTGCTCTGTATATTGATCTCCGTCGTATTCGAACATATTATTTTATTTTATGGTAATAATTTTCTTTTTTTTCTTCTTTTGTCAATAGCATTTTTAACAAATAAATCAAAATCTACACCAGCCTGCCCTCCTGGTTTTTTGCTAAATTCTCTGATTAAAGCAATATTATCTTCTTTTCTGTTAAGATCATATCTTAACTCGTCTTCTGTTCCTGGGCTAATAACAAGCTCTGTATCTTGCATTTCATAATCAGAACCTACATTTGTTCTAAGCCAAACACTTTTATCTTCATAAAAATCTGCTACTTGTTGATTAGCTGAATTTTCTGCTTTGGTAATTGTAGGCTTTTTTGAATTAATCTCTTTTTGTCTTTGCTCTTTCTCTTCGTCGAGTTTTGCTTTTTCTCTTGCTGTAGAAACACCAGTTACTTTTTCTTCACGCGCAGCTTGACCTGGTGATAATAATTGTGTAGCTACTTCAAACATTTTTTGCTTTACAAAATCTTTTGGGTTTTCACCGTTTTTGATAGCAGTATTAAACGCATCGTAATCTAAACCATCTTGCTCCCAATTGTTTACACTAGCGTACGCTCTTACAAGACTTTCACTGTCTAGCTCTGCATCAAACATGCGCATTAAATAAGGTTTAATAGCGTCCATACTAATAGGCGTTTTTACCATATTGCCATTAGCATCTTGTTTTTGAACAAATTTATCTCCGTACATTTCTTCAAACTTTGCTGTCACTCCAGAAACATAATCAAAAGCGTTTTTCTTAGGAACCATTTTAACTGGAGCGTTTAAATATTGTTTTACGCTTTGAACATAGCCTAAGCCGCCAGGTGTAGATCCTCCTGCCATAATGTCCCCGTTTTCATTTCTAAAAACGCCTGTAATACCTTTTCCTGTAGCTATACCAAGAAGTATATCAGTATTTTTAGGACCAGAAGCATGAAAGTCATATTCGTCTTTTTCAAGACCTTCGTTTGTTTTAGCTTGATAAGCTTTATATGCCTCGTTAACACTTTTTAATTCTTGAATTTGATTTTTAAATTTTTCTTGTGTTAGGCTCCAATCTGTAAATTGCCCATCTTTCCTTGCCGCATCGCGATTTTTCTGATGGTTAAGCCAGTCTTCTTTTAGATTCATAGAAACCTCTTGAACAGAAGCGTTCCAAACATTGCCAACGCCTGTGCTATCTACATCAAATTCAGCAAATTTATCTTCATAATAATCTTGTAAATCAGCGGCAACCTGTTTTCTATAGTTAACTCTATCAACGCTCATGTTGTAGCCCTCAGCGGCAGCAGCACCAACACCCATCCAAGACGGTGCGGACATTCTACGCATTTTTTCAGTATACGTTCTGCCTTCTGTGTAACCAGATTGTTGTCCCGCATCAAAAGCTGTAGTTGGAACACCCGGCGTTTGTACGATGTCCGATGTTGACGACCCTGAAAAAACTCTTGCTGTGTTGTTAACTACACGACGGCCTCTCCTTCTTTCGAAAGGAGAATCTGCTAGCCTTTTTGTAGGGGGTAGTATTCCTTTTAAGAAATTATAAGGTGTTGAAACAGCTTGGTCTCTTTTTTCATCCTTTGTGGCTATATTTACATTTTCACTTTTTGGATCATTTTTTAATCTCCAAGCAGAAGCTGCTATTGTAAATTGGTCAAAATTAGTTATACCTTGCTCTTTTTGAAGTAGAGCTTTTTGTTCTTCGCTCAGCTCATTCCAAGCCATTCTATCTGTATACTTTTTTTGATTTTGCGCAGCATCAGCCCCTGGGTTTAAATTATCAGTAGGTGATATTCCGGTATTAATTTTATTTTCAATATCGTTAGATAATCCTCCTATTTCTGGCAAATCAAATCCTTCAGATGGAACGTCTTGTCCCATTTTGCCAAAAACATCTTGGTAGTTTATAGCATCATCTTTTTTTTCGTCAGAATTTAAACCTTCTTCTTTCTTTTTACCCGCAGCAATAGCTTCTCCAATAGCGGATCCTATTCCAGCGATTGCTTCCCCTACTAAATTTTGTGGGGCACCAGCAGCAGAAACTAAACCTATATTAACACCACCTGTAACTAATTGTCTTCTATATAATGGACTACTCATATTAATCTTTTTTAAATGGATTAGCAAAGCCTTCAGCACCTCCAATACCACTTGCAACGCCCCCAGCTATTTCACCTATACCACCAACAAGCATTTGCGTTGATCTCGCTCTAACTGCATCAGCTGCCGCTTTTCTTCCAGCAGCCATGTTTAACAATTCACCTTTTTGAAGGTATCGCTGTGACTGAATATCTTCTTCACCAGCTGCTTCTAACTGCTGCAGTTTAGCTTCCTGATTAACTCTCGCCATTTCATTAGCTTGTTCTTGTCTAGCTATATCAGCAGATATACCTCTTTTAGACTGTAAAGCTGCTTGAGCAATTGCCTGAGCTCCTCCAGGCGCACCGCCTGAAGCTACCGCTGCTTGCATAGCTTGCGCTAATGCTGCATCAGATTGTTGAGCTTGAAACTGTGCCGCGTCTTGATTAATAGTTAAATCTTCAGCTACGTTTTCTAAACCTTTGTAAGCGTTTGTAAATTGAAAGTTTTCAAAAGCCGCTTTTCGAGCATTTAATTCGGCTTGTGCTCGTTTAGCTTCGCGTCTTCTTTTTCCGCCTCCGATAAGGGAGCCTATTATTTTTGTGCCCCCTGCTACCGCTCCTGCTACAGCTGCAGCTGCTAATAATCCTGCCATAGTTATTTATTTTTATATTTTTTATATTCGCTTTCAGTCATACAATAATTATAATCTTCTAAATCATCAATGCTTTTTAGATCCAACGGATTTTGAAACACGTTTTGAAATATAGACATTTCGTTTGCATAAATAGCCCGTTGGGTACCTGCTTTTGAAAAACCGACATAAGGTGCTGTGTAATTTTCTTTGCCTGCAGCGGTAGATATAGTTATATCTCCTTCAAGCAAAAACCAAGCGTGATCTCGCTTGTGTATAGCACTTATTATAGCTGTTCCTTTATTAAGCAACATCCTTCTTAAATAAATACCGTCTGTCGTTTCGTTTTCAATTTTAAATAAATCACCACCTTCTCTAACAAGCTTCCCATTATTATGTATGAGAACCTCGTTAGATTCTGTAGCGTATATTTTATTCAAAGCATTTTCTGTTTTGCTTTTAAAAGATTTATTTAATAGTTTATTTTTAATAGATTTGATTATATTCATTTAATTTAAGTTTGACTAATAAAATTTTCTGTGTTTATAGCAAATATTTCTGCTTTTGCTGTGGCTGTATTTTGCATTCTTACTTTGTTGTAAAAACCTTTAATGCCTGATTTATCACGTGTACCTTGTACATACACGGTTGAACCATCATCGGCTGTTGCAGATCCCAAACTTTGGTCAGTAACACCATAATAGTTTTCTTGGCTAACTATAGGCGCAAAATATTTATCTTCTTTTTTAACAAATGGCCATGTAGATGTTAGTGCTGGATCGTTACTTTCTGTATCAATTTTACTAACTGACCAGCCTGTAGTACCTTCATAAGATAAAGCTAAAAACTCTTTTACAGCCATAGGGTCATCGTTAAATATTAACTCAACCTCTGAATTATAAGCTGTTCCATAAAATGTATTTCTATTAACCGAATCGTTATGGTGAACATACGCTTTCCCTTGTTTAAAAGTATAAAACTTATTGTTCATAGACAAACCGCTTTCGGGAATAAAACTATATCTAGATGGCCAAGATTCAGACCTAGGGCTATAAGCAATAGTTATATCGCTGGTTTCATTAGGTATTGATTCAGAACCTATAGATAGGTCGTTTTGATCATAACCTTTAATAGATAATACATATTGCTTTTTATGTCCATCATACATGCCAATAAGTTCGTCTGCTGAGTGTAATCTATCTCTAAAGAAATTTGACATACCTCTTGAGCTAATTGGAAATAATTGACCGTTAGATGGGGTTAATTGCATTACAGCTCCTCTTTTTGCATCTGTAAAATAAAGCTGGTTATTAAAATATATTAAAGATTCAGGGTGTGTGCTAATCCCATAATTTCCTTGGTAAACCATTGCTTGCCCTAAAACTAAATTAGTAGCAGTTACGTTAACTCCATCATCTGCATTAAAAAGCGCATCTTTATCTGCTAGTATTCTAAAGACTTTATCTTCAGCAAATGCTAATAAATTTGTATCTAATGTGTATAGCTTTTGTATTCCGCCATAATTAGGTTCAAGTTCTTTTTGAATGCCATCGGCTAGACTAAATTGGTTTAGTTCATTAATTCCTGTTTTAGAATTATATAACCCTGAAAAAATTAAACCAGCTTTTCTAGTTTCTTTAGCATACCTAGTGTCAGGGGTGTTTACTCTGGTGCCTTTAGCCATACTAACAGTGTTAAATTTATCTAGTAAATTAATACTTTCTAAATAAACATCCCCTGTTTTACTCGTTTTAGTGGCTATACAATTAGACCATTCTAAATGGTTTATATTATTATGTTTGCTTATAGGCCTTGTGTTACCGTCTTCCCAGTATAGGTTTAAATTTGACTCATCAACAGGCTCTGTTTCAAAATTTATTTGTTTTATGTTGGTAGTAATAATATTTCCATCTTCATTATATGGAGTTTGACCTGTTGGTAAAGCTGTAATACCTGTATTATTAGCTACCTCCCTCGGTATTTTAACAAAAAAGGAGCCTTTAAGTTTATCCTTACCATCGTCAGAAATACCAAATTTAAAAAACCTTATAGATTGATCGTAGGTGTCCATTTTAAAACTACTTGGAACAGTAGTAAAACCTGTAGTTGAAGTTAATGCTCCTGATTCGTCTAATGTGGTCCCTAAAGTTATTTTAAAAGAATTTCTTTGACTACTTGAAGCAACCCCGTACTCTATACTATCTATTAAACATCTGTCACTAGTTCCGTTGTTATTAGATAGCTCAATTGCTAGCCTTTCGGGATACGCACTAATGTCTACTGTTTGTAACCCTCCAACGTTGTTTATTGGCGTTTTTTTACTGTCAAATAATTGCGCTGGGTTGTCGTCTTGACTCCTTATGTAATCATTAAAAAATTGAACATTTCCCTGAGAATCATGAGTTTCACCGCTTCTATCTTTTAAGTGAAAAAAAGTATTTGAAGTAGTTACAGTGGCTACGTTAATGTTTGAGTACGAAGAGTGTATCAGCATACTAGTCCCACTTCCAGATTTTACATCTTTAAACTCAGCTATTTTTACTAACTTTCTTTCATTAACCTGGTTTATTACTATATCAGGTGCTTCGTTTTCTATATCCAACACAGGGTGTCTTGACTCGGCTGTAAACAAAACATCTGTTTCATCAAAGTCATGTCTTCTAGGTATTAGTATGCTTTCTTCTGTAATCTTGTTTCTGTCATTTGAATTAAACTGTACATATACGTTATCAGAAGAATTATCAGACGCAGACCCATCATTATATATATTAAAACCTGTTAAGTTAAAGTGTGCGTTAGACTTGTCTTTAATATAATATCTAAACGATTTTGCCCATGTAGGCGGAGGGCTTAATATTTGAGCTGTTAAATTTATTCTATTTTTATATTTAAAATCAGTTGTAAAAACAGAACCCTCACCGTCTGAACCACTTATGCTTTGTGTGAGCAAATTACCTACACGCCCGTATGCGTCTAAATATGCAACGCCAACTTCGTAATCTCTATTTGTTTTAACAGATGGACCATTGTGCGGTTGTAGCACAGGGGTAACATTAACTTTTATTCTTAACGGTTCAGGTATGTCATATTTATGAGTATAATTACCATACATTAACCGATTCGCTGTTATTTCTTGTGCTTTAGCTTTTAAAGGCACATTATCAAAATGGCGAGAAAGTTGAGAATCAGGTAATGCTGATCCAAAAGATCTTTTATCAATTTGAATGCTTTCAAAACCTGAACCCCTATCGTTTTTACTTATTTCAATGGTTTTTAATATATATATAGTAGTAGAAATAGATTCTCTATATAGTATATCTATTGCAACGACGTCAGGTCCTCCTCTAGGTATGTTCGTTAAGTTAATTACTTTTAACTCATTTACAACAGATGTATTATGCCCCTTTTTTAAGTAATCTGAAATATTTGGGTCTTTCGAAACAAACTGAGCTTTTGTAAATACCGCATATGGCGAGTACTGACCATCCTCATATCTCCACCTATAACTAAAGTAAGGGAATATTTTTTCAAAAGGTTTTTTTTCTGCCATTTTTAAATATTATGATATTTTTTTAATTATTTTATAAAAAACCTCCAAGTAACGAGGGAGGAATAGGGTTGTTGTCCCACACAGGGTCTCCATTTTGGTCCATAACGTCGTCATCTTTTATCAATAAGCCTGTATTATTTCCAGGAGCACCATCAGTATCGGTTGGGTCAGAAGGGGTTGCGTTAGTAGGACCAAACCCGTTGTTTCCATACAAACTATTATTTTCTTCATGTTGCCTAACTCCATCACTCCCATAATCCCCGCTCGCAAAACCTCCATCGCCTGGGTTTGACATTTGAAATAAAGAAATATTAATTAATTTTGAGGGATCATTTAAATTATACACTTGTAATGTCCATCTTTGTCGAGGAGCTGCGATACCGGGCTCAAAAAGAGTATGCGGCTGAAAAGTAAGATATTTAAAACCATTAGATGTTTCTTTTCTAACTCCCATAAAGCTCCAATCACCATTTCCTTTTTTAAAACCAAAATCAGAAGTAGGAGGAATAGTTGTTATTTTAACAGAATTATAAGGGCCAGAATTAGCTTCAGTATGTACCTCGTCCAGGCCCCCTCCCCTACTTATTACATCTCCGTTATGATTAAACTCTAAACTTACAGTATCAGAAAAAACACCATAAACAACAGGCACTGCAACATTACCATATGTTTTTTGTTCAAAAACCTTGGATTTTATAATTCCGTGATCAACAAAATCTAATTCCCAGCACAGCTTGTATACAGTACCAGGACTAAGATCATATATATTAGCAAACACAGCACTAGAGCCATTGAGCTTGACGCCGTCGGTTATAACACTACTGTCTGGGTCCGCTATTAGCTCGTCAGGGGTTGATCCTGTAAAATCACTAGCTTTTATATAATGTAACTTGTTCGAAGATCTTATATGATTTCCACCCCCCTTAACCGTCCCTGTAGCGTATATAGCAGGGCTCGGATCTGCTCCTAGTCTAAATTCAGAATTACTATCGACCCAAGGGACTGAAACAATTGGATCAGTTGTAAAACGTAATACATCAGAAACAGCATTGCCTGCGGAATTAACCACTTTGCATACCATAGCGTATTCTGTGCCTGCTTCTAATGCAACTCCATCAAAACCTCCCGCAAAGGTATCATCGTAATTTCTTTCTCCAAACTTATATTGAAAATGAACATATGAACTAGGTTGATCTTGAAAATTAAATGGTGGTTTTACTTTTGTGCCATTTGCAATTAAGGCGGATGCTGTATTGTGGTCAGCTGATTTAGCAAAATATATACCAGCGGTTGAATCTTCAAAAAGATTAGATAATCTTAATTGATCATCCCCTGTAGCAATTTTGCCTTTAACCATTGCTTGAGTTTGATTAATGCTAGGTTCTTCAACATTAAAAAACATAAAACTAGGAGTACCTACGGTTTTTGCATTTTCAAAGGTAGTCCATTGTTGTGTACTAGGTGAAGATGCACCATTAAAACCAATTGTTTTAGCAAAATGTTTAACCCCGCCACTAGACATTTGAATATAAGCTTGAACAGTTGCAGTAATACCAGTTTGTAGCATGTTTACTGTCGCTGGGTCTGATTGGTGAACTTCAATCTGCCAAGATCTTTCAGCTGTAGATGGAACTGGGTCATCCCAGTTTTGATTAAGTTTAGCTACAGTAGAATTATTTTTAATAATTCCATTACCATTTAAACTTAATAAACTAATTGTTTTTGCATTATTTGGATTAAACGGTTTTTCAACAGAATAAACGAACCCCGCATCATAAATATCACCTTGTACGTCTCCCCAAAAACCACTTAAATATCCCGTGAATTTTATACCATTTGTAGATTCATTAAAAACAGTGGGATTAGTTATAAAGCTAGGAATTGTTTCTTCCGCCTCTTCTATTTTAATACCTGTAACAAGTCCATATCCAGCACCTACTTGATTGGTCGCCCATGCCATTGTGTAATAATGAAACCCTCTATCTATAGGAACCTTTGGATTACCTTTAAATTTTTGCTGAACAAGCCTACCAACTGTGGTTACGTTGATAGCTTGGGCATTAGCATTTATAATACTTAAAGCATTTGCTTGTGTAAAAGTTATTTGAGTAATATTGTTACCTGAATTAAATAATTCAAGCATTTTTTTCTGTTTTTCAGTGTCGCTAAGATTATCTAACTCATTAAAGGTTCCTTTATATACGTAAACCCCCATAGCTGATATTTTAGATCTATCGCTAGAGAGACCGGTATCTACGGTTTCGTCTATACCATTTGCCACGCACAATGCTCCTACTTTTAATTCAATTTCTTGGGCCGTTCCCACAAGCTCAATTGCTGCGGTTGTTATAGTAGGTACTACAATATCAGTTTCATTACCGCCTTGTAAAGCAGGTATAGTTATTGGCACTTGGCCTCCAATACCTTCAACTCCATTAGAAGCAAAAGGCATTACATATATTGTTTCTCCTCTGTTTATTGTAAAACCAGAGATACTTGATAGGCTAAGTTTAAATACATCCGTAGCATTTAATTGATTGTGAGGCACAACTACCTTGTATAAATTGTTGTTGCTCACATGCTGGTAATAGTTCTGCTCTAAATTTGATTCTGTTTTTGAAACATAAAAACCTCTTTCACTTATTATACCATTTTGTTTGGTAACTTGGCCTTCTACTATAATGTCTAAAGGAGTTCCGTTAACTATTTCGCTATTTATGTATCTAACTTTAGGTTTTAACACTGTTGTTACGCCTGTCACACCTAAGCCGCCCTTAACCCCTCCTTCGTCATCACCTTCGGATGTTAAAACATGAAATTCTACATAAAAATATTCACCGGTATTAAAATTAAACTCATAGTCTCCGCTGCTCGCGTTTAGCCTAGCTTGTACTCTTCTAGCTCCTGATACACCCACAAGTGTTGAGGGTTTAGCTATACCATCTAATAAGCCATATTCTATATAGTAAAAGCTAGCCTCAATAGTGTTTGTAGCCGCACCTCCAGTGTCTGTTATTTTGCCTCTAAAAACATAATTACCAGCTGAATCTTTTCTAGTAGGCTCTAATGTTTGACAAACTGGGGCTGTTAACGAAAGTGTAGCATTTTTAGTCCTAAAAGTTAAAATATTATCTGCTAATATTTCTTGCCCAATATTATTAAATCCAAAAGCTATAAAATAATACCTAGTATTCTCTTCTAAAGTATCTAGTGTAAAACTAAAATTTCCACTACTATCTAAGCTTGTTGACTCTACTTTTATTCCCCCTGTTAGTTCCAATACGCTTGGCAAAGACGAAGCTTTAAGATAGTAAAAACCATAAGAAGCTACCGGGGCACTATTAGAAGCTACGTAACCGTACATTTTAGCTTTAGTAGTGCTATCAACAATTGCATTTTTTGTTGCAACCTGCACTTCTTGAGCGTAAGGGGTTATTACATTAGTATCGGTGTCTAACGTTGTTAATTGAGTAGATAAAGCACTCATGGGAGCCGGCCTAATAACCGTTATATCTCTTTCCTGAAATGCTCTGCCGTAAATATTAGTGGTACCTGAAGAATGGTTAGCAGCTTTAAAAGCTTCTATATCTATTTTTTTAGGCTCGTTTTCGTTGTCTGTAAAAAACAACATACCATCAATAATATTAACCCCGGTGATTAAATTATCATCTTTAAAATTTAATATTGAACTTGCCATATTTTAATTGTCTCTATTGTCCACGTATAATTGTTTTTCTAAAATAACAGTTTTAGATAAGTAATCATCCGCCCCTTCTTTTGTAACAAAACCGTCTATATTTTCTCTAACCCATATAGGGTTATCATCAGTAGTGCCTTTGTTGTGCTCTAAGTAATACAAAGAATTTTCTAAAACTATTTTCCATTTATTTTTAAATCTACGCATAATTTATTTTTTATACTTGACTCCAGTTTAGTGTGGTTCCGCTTGAAAATCCAATTCCTCCTGTACCAGCAGCTAAGGTATAACCAAAAAAGCTATCTGAAGAACCATAAGTGGTGCTCGTAATATCTAAATCAACGCTACTATTTCCGTTATTGTATGTAATACGTATTGTATCTCCTGAAGCAATTTGTGTGCTTGATTGATTTCCTGTAACTAATAATCCTGTGCCTATGCCACCACCATATGTTTGCCCAATATTAGGCCCTACACGGAAAGCCGCATCTAAAGTGAAAGTTCCGCTAGTAGGTGGTGGAGATGGAACTGTTACAGACCCTGTGACCTGTCCATTGGCTTGCGTATTACTATCATAAAACACACGCATATCCCATGTATATGTTCCCGGACTAGTTGGTGCTGTGATTGTTTTTGTTACATTCCAAGAAGATGTTCCTCCAACTGTGTTGACGTTATAAGGACTACCTGTAACTCCAGAGGTTATCCATGTTAGTCCCGTGCCTGTCATTTGTCCATGCATTCCCGTGTGCCCTCCAACTGGTAATGTTGTAACAGTAGAAGTACCACTCCAAACAAATGTTAATGTTTGTCCAGCTGTAATTGTTCCGGTAGTTCCAGTCATAGATCCCGAAAACGAAGCTGCCCCATTAACATTAGGCACGTTTGCTGTTGCTTGTACAAAAGCTGTATCAAATTTAAACCCAGCATTGTCTGTCCCGTCTTGTAAAGGAGAAGAATTTTTAGCAAAAACTAAGCCTTTTCTATAGTTGCCACCTGTTGTAGAAACGCTAACAGATTGTTGCGTGCCGCTTGTCCAAGACCCTAGGGTTGATAAAGTATAACCTGCTACTGTCCCTCCCCCGACCAACGTATAAGCTGCTGATTTATAAGCTGCAATATTATCGGTACTTTGTTCATTTGATACGACATATAATGTTGCCCCAGTGTCCCCTCCATTTGAGTTAGGGGTTGCTCTAAATGTTACTAAAGATGTACCTGCTACAGCAGATGAGCTGCTGAATGTAGGTAATGTTACTGACGCTACATTTGTTTTAAATTTTGCAATTGGCGTATAAGTTGTTGTTATAGAGTTTGTTGCGTAAGCTAAAACAACATATTGTGTATCAGGTGTTAGCCCTGTGATGTCTGCTTTAAATTGTGCAACTATAGGTGTTACAGGAACATTTGTTCCGGATGTTTCTACATGAGACTGTGACACACCTGTTGATGTAGATGTAGCAGTTGAGGTTTGGAAAGATGTTATAGGCAACGAATCTTGTATATTATAGTTTTCATCAAATTCTAATATTGCCGGCCTATTTTGTGATTCAGAAGAAATAGAATAATTACTACTTGATATAGCGGCCCCATTTTTATCTTCTACTGTAATGTCACTTGACGGAACGTTAAGCAAAGAAGTTTTTCGGGTATCGGCGTCATAAAACGTTATTGTTCTGCCGTAGACCTGTGGTATTCCTGCGTAAAATGGTTCGTCATATAATGTATGACTTGTTGATCCACCTGTATTTTCTATATATTTAAATCCTATAGCTGTTAAACCTGGATTAAACGTATAATAGCCGTTAAAAGTGGCTGTGGTATCTGTTATATTTGTTGTTGCTTTTAAATATACTACAGGGTCGCCTTTTGCAGGCTGAGTAATTGATAAAGTTCCAGAAACAAATTGTCCTGTATTAGCATATCCAATAGGAGCTTTAACATTAGCTTGTACAGTTCTTACTTTTGCATTATCAACAGTTTCATTAAAGTTCTCGGTTAAGCAGGTTATTATACCGTTTTGAGCGTCTAAAGATATTACGCCGTCTATTGAAATAGTTCCACTTGCAAAAGCATCAGCAAAAGTAAAGGTTTCTTGTGTTATTACACTTACACCTTCTGTTCCATCTAGGATTATAGGCTTTATTACAGCTGGAGACACTGAATTGTCGTATTCTACAATTCCATCAGTGTTGCTTCCTGTGAAAAAATAGTATATTTTATTTTCTTCCGGATGAGATATAGATCCAATAACTTTTACACCTATGTTTGTGCTGTTATCTAAATAACTTGGAAATGAACTTAATACTTGTTTATTACCTTTCAAGTTTTCTAAACTTCCAACATTAGCATCTTCTGAAGATGCAACACTTACATTTAGAGCATCTCTATATGCTCCCGGAGGAACTAATCTTTCATCTAGATCACGCTCTATTTTAGCGGCTTGAAATGTTCTTTTGCTTTCGGCCATTGAATTATTTTTGTTTAAAATACTATTTTATTAAATATATTATATTTATATAATATATATTGCATAAATATTGCAAAAAGTATATTATTAATGCTTTATCCATTTAGCTTTACCCCTTAGCACTTGAGCTAACTCTGGTAAATTATAATTGCTAAGACGCAATTTAGCGTTACGCATCTTAGAACTAGCTTCTTTTTTGTATAAAGGTATAATACCAGCAAGCGTTGGTCGAACTTTAGATAAGTTGTATAGCATATAAGCGTATAGGGCGTCTTCAGCAAGCTTTGGAATGTAAACCTTAGTAAGATCTCCATTATCAGCTAAGCCATCAGAAATGTAGTCTAAAACGATTGTTTTATCTTTCTTCAATGACCCATCAAAATAGATCAGTCCATTTGCTTCGTCTAGTACAAAAGTAGGGACCAAATTCATATCTTCTGGATTACTGCCATATCTTTTATTTTCATATGGGTAGTCATCGTCTATAAAACGCTCTGTTCTGTCACTATTATCTGTTTCGTAATTGCTAGCATCTTGAAATTTAGTTATAGATGTAGATTTACTAGCTTCTTGTAGATCTCCATTAGAATCAAAAGTAAATTCATAATCATCATCTTGTAGCGGAGCGGTTGGGTTGTTTACTTTTCGCTGCGGGAACAATCTGGTTTTAGTGCCATCTTTTTCCATTTGAGATATTGCATTATACGCAACAAAGTCTTGAGGCAAAGGAAATGTTAAAGCATCACTTAATTCTATTTCTACACTTTTCTCACTATGTAAGATGTCATAACTAAACTCCTGCACACCTCGTTGTGCCCAAAAATCTACTTCGTATCTAGGTACTTTAGCTAAAGCTTTGTCTTCTCCAATATACGCTACAATAAAGTTATTTATTGCATCCTCAAGATTAGTTCTGCGGTAATACCCGAGTCCTTTATAGTCGTCGGGTATATTAGCTGTATCACCTTGGTGTTTTGCATAGTACGCTTTTGGCGTATATAGTTTTCTAGACTCTGCCATTATTGTTGAGTATTAGCAATTTTAACTTCTTCTCCTTGCGCAAATTGTGCAATATCACCTCTGTTTATAGTAACCCCTATATATGCTAGTATTTTAATTACTAACTCTGGAAATTCAGAAGGGTGTAATTCAAAATCAACTTTATCAGCGTCGGCAACTGCCCATGAAGGGTCAATTGGCTTACGGATATAATATGCAGATACACCGTTTATAGTATTTGGGTATATTTTAACGTCACTTAATTCACCTCCAGTTTCATTAACCCTATAATATACTGGCTGTGAAGAAGACGGAGTTGTTAATGGAGATCTTAATAAGAAAGAAACTTTTTCTCTATCAACTTCAGATATATTTATACCATTAGAATATAACCCAATTAATTTATAGGGTGTATGCTTTACAGCTCCTTGAGTAATGTTAAAGGCGTATAAACCTGTAATGCTTACTGAAGAAAATATAAATTTAGAATCGCCAATTGCATAAATTTCATAATCACCAAAATATTCGTTAGCCCCGGCAGAATCTGTAAATAATTTTATATTGTTAGCACTTATAGAATCAAATGAAGATGGTAAGTTCCAAACATCAGTGGATGAAGCTGCTGCTAACAATTGGTTTGTTGCTCCTACCGTAAATGTTGTAGACGGAGCTTCAAATTTCCAAACACCACTTTTATACAATGTTTCAACTAAGTTATCTTCTCTATTAAATATAGCCAGTTTTTCTGTTATATTTTCACTAGTGTAATGTCCTTTTACAGGTGGTTTTATATTATCGCGGTATTCATCATAAAAATATTTTTCAAATATTTCTAATTGTGCTTGGTTTGCATACAAGTTAAATTCTTGTGGCATAATATAAGCAACCCCCTCTTTGTTTACAATGGTTAAAACCGTTTGATAAACTCTATCGATTGATACACTCATTATTGTTCAGATTGTTTTATTTGTTGATTCATCATTGTAGCTGCTTGTGATACATCAGCTGCTCTTACGGCGACCCCTGCAAGCATTAATATTTTTGTTATAAGTTCAGACTCTTCACTCTCGTGCAGCTCAAAATCAGTGGTAGCACCAGCATTATTAACAAGGCTTCCATTAATAGTTGTTCCACCCCATACAGGATCTGCTGATATTTTTTTATAATATTCTATTGTAATAACATCACTGCCGCCTTTTACAGGGTATAAAACAATTGTGTTTCCAGTCCTTGTAAAATATGGCGAATCTGTGGTTCCTTGTGTTAGAGTAGATCTTTCTAAATACCCAGACTCAGCTAATGTTTTTTCAAAAGCAGGTATTGCATTATATAATATACTTTCTATTCTATATAAATCACTAGGTAGGTTAAGATCAGACATAGTAGCGTTCGCTTTAAAACTAGAAAGCTTTTCTAATATATGTGCTGGAACGTTCGCAATATCTTGCTTTTTACCATATGTAGCAGTTGCTCTGCTTAGCTCATAAAAATACTTTTCAAATATTTCTTGTTGAGATTGAGTAGCGTACCTGTTGAATTCTTCAGGTGGTAAATAACCTCTCTGCTCTTTATTTAAAACAGATAGCACTGTTTCATATACTCTGTTTATTGAGACTGCCATTTATAATTGTTTTAATTTATTAGTTGGTTATAGCTAAACCAATAGCTATAACCTGGTATTTTATGAAAGCTTTTTAGTAATTGCTTTCATAACGTCTACACCTTCATCTGTTTTTAAGAATCGCGCAAACGCAGTATATGGATGTTCGTCAAAAGGGACGGTCATAATTTTTTTACCGTTAGTTGCCCATTTGAAAACAGTATTGTCATCAGTTAAGTTAACTATCTTAGCTTCGACAGATCTATTAGCTAAATTACGAAGTTTTATATCGTCATCATTAGCAATTTCAACAAATAATTCAGGACTGTTTTTTGCAAATAAATAACAATCTCTTTTTATTTCTTTTGAAGACATGGTTGTTACTTCAGAACCAATTTCAGTTCTTAATATAGCTTCTAAGTGTTCAACCTCTAATTCTTGAACTAAACGCATTGCTTCAAGTTCTATTTCAATCATTTCAACTTCGTCTAAAGCTTCTTTAGCGGGGTCTAACTCCTGCCATTTTATTCCTGCTGACGGATGATAATGTGAAAGTAATTGTTGTAATAGTACTTGTTCCCTAGAAACTGTTAAAGATCCATCAACAAAAGTAATATGTTCTAATCTAGCGTATTCATCTTGCTCGTCTCTAAATAAAGACTTTTGATTAGGTGCATACCTTATTTCCCTTTGTACACCTTCTTTTTCGTCAAACCAAAGTATTCCTTTCGACTTAATCGTGTATGTCAAAGGTGACATACCATTTGACAGAACATAAGTTCTATCTTTAATATTCCAATTTTTCATAATATATAATTTAATAAAAGCAGAAAGTACCCCTGAAAATTCATCAGGGGTAAATTCTACATCAAAGGTTTATCCTTTTTTCAATAAGAAGAAGTTATTAGCTCCTTGTGTAATTAAACAACGCTCAGATAAGAAGTTAACTCTCATTTCATCTACAGATGAAGTGTAAGCTCCTCCTACAGAACCTGTAATCCAAGTCTTCATTTTACGATCATCAGTTTCGCTAGCGCGGTAACGGATATGTAAAAATGGGCGCTTGATGTTTTTACCTAAATCTTGGTCATAAACAGTAGATGTTCCTGCAGGAATGATAGTTCCTTGGATGTCATCAAAACCACCTCTTGTTCCAAAGTCATTTAAGTATTTCCAGTCTGTTTTGTAGAAATCATAAGATCCACGACGGAAACCAGCAAAACCTAAGTTAAGCGCCATATCTTCAGAATTGTTGAATACACCGTAAGATGTACCTCCAGATCCATAAGAGTTTTTAGCAGCTAAACCATCATCAATTTTTAAAGATAGTGCTCTATTAGCGTATACCATATTTTCTTCAATAGCTCCATTCTTATCTAAGTTTTTAAGAATAGTATCAAAGTCAGCAATAATATCAGATGATGTTGCTAGATCTTCCATTACGTTTCCGCGAGCTTCTAAAGCAGCGAATAAACCTTCAGATCCTGAGTAACCAGCCCCTAATGAGGATGATGCGTCTTTCTTAACAGCTTCAACCATGGACATCTCTAGGTAGTCTTCAAATCGTTGACGAGTTTCGTGCTCAGACTGTAAATACCATAGGTATCCAGAAGCTCCATTTTCAGAAGTAACTTCAATCCATCCGATTTGAGCAGTGTCAGATCCATTAATAGCGTAGTTATCTTTTAAGATAATAGGCTTGTTAGTATAAGAGCTGTATTCTGCTTCTAAAGTATCCTGCATTCCATCAGTTCCTTTAGCAAATTCAGACCCATATACTAAAACAGTTGCGTGGTCTGCGGAAGCTACAGTCCCCCAGTTAGCAGCAGTATAACATATAGCTGTAAAAGTGTTATTTGAAGCGTGAACAGCTGTAACCACACCTTTAAGCACTCCTCCAGTTGCAACATCAGCAGAAGTTAATCCTTGAGCCATAATTGTTTGACCTACACGAACAGCAGCTTTATCAACTCCTGTTGGTAGTGTAACTGTAAATGTATTTGTTGTTACACCAACGTTGTCGTAACGTACGTGTAATCTTCCTTGTTCTACCCAACGAATTTCGTCAGATGCAGAAGGCATTTCAGCAGATACTAAGCGTAAGAAAGATCCGATAGAACGGTTTCCATAAATCTCAGCTTGCTTCTCATATACGTCTGGTAAAAATTGGTTTGCGAAATCAAAGTCTGTAATGTAATTGTTTTGAAACAACTCACCTTTAGTTGGCGCAGGTGTTAAGTTGTTAATAAATGAATTAGCCATTTTTTAAATTTTTTATTGTTTTAGCTTGATTTTTAGTTTTGAACTAGAATCTCCCGAAACAACTCTAAACTTCTGACCGGATTTGGTTTGCACCGTTCCTTCTTGCCTTGGGTCCATATTTATGTTTTTAGCTTCTTTAGCACTATTACGCAGAGCATCGGCACGACCTTGCTCATAAAAGTGCTGAGCTAATTTATCTGCATTGCGTGCAGCAAACATAGCTTTATGGTATCCTTTAACGTCAGAAATTTCACCTTGTTCATTTAAGTAAGGTTTAATAATATTAGAAATATCAGATTGTGTTTCTTTTGTTTTTGCAACATCGTTAACTTTGTATCGGAATTTATTGTCTCCAACTTGGAAATCAAATCCTTTAAAGTTATCAGAAAACACTTTATCTGTTCTATCTAAAAATATTTTAGCGAGTAGATCGTTTGTTTCTAATCCTTGTTTATATTCATTATAATTGTTATAGGCTTCTTGATACTCTTGCGGAATTTCCTGGTTACGGCTTAACTTAAGATCCGCGTAGTACTTTTCTTTATTTGTTTCAAAAAACTTACGAGCATTATAAAGTTCTTCTTTAAACGCACGTTTTTTTGCGCGTATTTCTCTTGGGTCATCATCTTCATCAAATGAAAACTGGTCTTCCATGTACTCATTAATATCAGTTGAGTCCCAAGGTTTTGATTGTGAATAGTATTCCCTTAACACATCTCCATCTGGAAGCTCAGAAACGTCTTTATTAAGTCTAACATAGTCTTCTAAAGATCCTCCAGTTTCTTCCATAAACTTGACCAGCTTATCTACATTTTCAGGTAATTGTACCTGTTCTTGAACTGGTTCTGGTTGTTTGTTTACTTGTGCTGCGCGTTCATCAACTTTTGGTTGATCTTTTACTTGCGCTTCTTCTTCTTCTTCTTGGACGAGTTCGATTGGGCTTTCGACGGTAGGTTCTTCAGCTGTTTCTTCGTTGTTTTGCTTTTGAACTTCTTCGCTAGCTTTGGGTTCGTCGCGTACAGAAACTTCATCTGTGCTTTGCTCTTGAACGGCATCTTTTGGTTTGTTTAATTCATCTAGATTAATTTTAGGAATCTCTTCTTCTTGTCCTGCAGAAGAAGGCTCTATTTCTCCTTTTTCAACAGCTTTGTCAAGCACTGCTTGTTCTGTTTCTTGTTTTGTTTTAGGATTGTCATCAACAATTCCTTTAACTGTCCATTTTGCCATAATTTAATAATATATAATAGTTAATAATTTTATTGCGGTTCAAATCCGCCTAGGTTAATACCGCCTAAAACGTCATTACCGCTTGACTCAAATCCTTTTTTTGGTTTTGGATTTGATACTGGTTTATTAAATTCAATTTCTTTTTTTGCATCAATCTCCATTTCTTTAAGCTTAACATTAAGATCAAACTCAAATTGCATTAGCTTGCGTTTTGTTTCTGCTTCTCTATCTAATATTTTAATATCAAAATTAGATTGTGCTTCAGCTACTTGAACTTTTGCTTGTGCTTTTATTTGCTCTGCTTGTGCTTTGGCCATTTCTGCCGCTTGGGCTGCTTGAGCGTTAGCATCTGCTTGAGCTTTTATATTGCGTTCTGCTCTTTCTTGATCTTTTGCTGCTTTTTGCGTTCTCCTATGTTTAAGAAGTTGATTTGCTAATTTTATATTTTTTACTTGCCTAATATCAATCACATCTTCTAAATGAATTTGATCTTTAGATAAAGCAACTTGAATATTCCTTTCTACTAATTGTTTTTCTTCTTCATCGGGATCTAATTCTAAAAATATACCAAAATCATGCAAGTATAAATTTTCTAACTCTTGTAAAGCACCAACGCTAAATGCTCCTATAGCATTAATAAAAGCCTCTTTTTGCGGGTGATACTCTAAAACATCTTTTACGCGAATAGAAATTGCTTCAGCTAATGCGGTGGTGATATACATAGACGAATGAAGTATATGCCTTGTTGCTGTATTAGAATTCGCAGCAGCGAGCTTTTGTATACCTACTAATGCTTTAGGGTCGGGGTCTGAACCATCTCTAGCTTCGTTTAATCCCGTTACATCCCTAATCATTTGTAGGTAATAATTATAAGATTGTATTAGTAAAGCGCTTTGCTGTCCGCCTCCACCGGGCAATTCTTGGATTGGCACTTTGCCTGCATTCATTTCGCCGTCAACAGTCATTGATCTACCAATAATAGAACCTGTTTGAAAGTATAAATTCAATGCCTCCTGTGGGTTATAGCTCGTTCCGTTACCTAAATCAATTTCAGCTAAGCCATCAGCATCAACGTAAACACCAGACGGGGTCATCCTTTGAATAACTTGTTGTAATTTTAAATGTGTTAACTGTATTAAATCAGCATAAGTTACCATTCTTCCAACTAAGCTTTCAATTTTGCCTTTATACATTCTAGGTGCGCTAACAACATAATTCATCATTACGCTGTTTACATTAGAATCGGGTCGAACCATGTTTTTGGCTTTCTCCCATTTTAAAAGCTTATTAGCTCCTAAGACCATAACCCCCTCGTAAATCGTTTCAGAAAGTTTTTCTATTTTTTCAAATCTTGCTCTTTGATCTTTAGGTGGGTTAAAAGAATCATCTTTTCTAATCGCTTTTTTAGCACCAGACGCGGTTTCTTTAACCTTGTAAACTGTTTTTTCCCAACTTTTCCAATTAAAATATAATACAGTTAGCGTGTTTGAATCCACACTATCGTTTGAATCATTATTAGTATAATCGTAATTATTGTAATTTGATGATTTTTCTACCGCGTCTTTAAAATCTTCATCAGAAAGGTTTGGAAATTGTTTCTTTAACTCATTTGATTTTATTTGTTTTATTTCTCCAAAATAATAACAATCTTCAAAATTTGGATCTTCTGTGTATGAGTATATTAAATTAGCTGGATCAACATACTCTAATTTAATACCGTCTGTATTGTTAAATGTATGTTTGGCAGCCGCAATACCCAAAACGGTTTGATCATAATCAAGACGTTTTTTTATTTCGGTATAGCTATTTCTTTTAAATACATTATCAATTGCTTGCTCATGAGCAATTTCTATAGCGGGTTTATATGCTATTTGCATGTAAAGCTCTAACTCGTCTTTAGAGGTGGGTGTACCTTCCGCTGTTACATTTCTTGTATCAACACCTAAAGTTTCGTCAAGTTGTTTTATATATTCTTTTGCTATAATGTCATCTTGCACACCCTCTACATAATCTGTTCGTTCTTTAACAGAAGCAGGGTCTTGAGCAAAAGCTTTTACTGTAAACAACCTGTCTTGCATGCCGTTTACAACGATGTCTACAAACTTTGGAATAATAGGTACGGGCTTCCAGTCTAAGTTTAAATAAGATAAATCTCCGTTTATAGAAAATTCATCTTTATATTTTTGAATAGATTGTTCACCGCGAGCATATAAACGTAGTTTATGAAAATCGCGTTGGTTTTGAATGTACCTTCCTGTACCGGAATTTTTTCTAAACCATTCGTTTTGAATACCCAAAGCCACTTCCATTCCGTAGTCTTCGCTAGATTTAACTGCGTCACTAACCGATTGGCTGGGAAATTGAGTAGCATATCCTGTAGCTTCTGCCATTTCTTATTGTATTATTTTACTTTTTAGTCCTGAGTTATTGTACTTTGAGAAACCAAAATCAATTTGTTTATTCTGTCTAGCACTTTTAGGTGCATATAAATGCCGCTGGCAAGCCATTATAGCTAAACCACTGCTTATAGATGCATCATATTTTGTACGAGCGTTAATATTAAATTTAGACCAATCTTCTAGTGTTCTTTGGAAATACATTGTTCCGTATTCACCATCAGATTTTTCACCTACATTATTTTCAATATAAGATTCAATTGCTGCAGCGTGTGCTTGTTTTATATCTTCTGAGGAGTTAGGAATACCTCCTAATTCTTTTTCAGATACAGAAAGCTTATTACGTGTTCTATCAGGCCTGTTCATCGAGTATCCTCTATATCCCCTACGTTTAAGGTGATACAGTAGCCGTGGTTTGTTATTCTCCGCCAAAAGTGGCATGCCATAGAATACAATGGCCATAAGCACGTCTTCAAAAAATATTTCAGCAGTTTGAGGCCTTGCAACATACTCTAGTATAAATTGTGATGGTGGTACATCGGGGTGCAACGAAAAAGTTGTTAACCCGTGCAGAGCACCGTTAGAACCACCGCCATCAACTGTTCCTGATATATCATAACTATCACAGCCAAAAGCGCCTAAATCTTTATTTCCTGGGTATTTAATACCATTTTGTATAATAATATTATTCTGCATTTCCACTGGTGGAACCCAAGACAACTTGAATCTTCCATCTTTATGTGGTCTCCATTCTACTTTTGTATCTTTGATACCATTTTGCCACTGGAATGAACCTTGTGTTACGTAACCAGACATAACCATTTCTTCATTAAAATCTATCTGCTGGTATATTTTTGTTAGATTAAATATTGAATTTTTAGTTTCATCTCTAAATGCATGTTGCTCTGTTCTTGGAAACTGTCTATAAAATTCATTTAAAGCGTCAGCATTTTGCTTAAGCCCATCTGCTTCATTCTCCCAATGCTCGATAACTCCAACGTAGATAAGCTCTCCGTCGATTCCTTCGACTGGCTTTTCCGGAGTATCAAAGACAGGTATACCATACTTGTCGATGAATCCTTCGTAATTCCATTCCATAGGAATGAACAAAGAGTATAATCCACTAGCAGTCTGCCCATTACGATTTCGTTTTGTTTTTGCAAGGTCTGAGTCATTATATAATCTTTTAAAATTTTCTCCTCCTTTATCTAAAGAATTTGAAGTTGAACCCATTAAACACTTGCCAACTATTCTTGCTCCGAGCCTAAGACAGGTTTTTGTAACCCTCCAGTTGTTGAGGATATTATCGGGCTTTTCCCATTTGCCCGATTCATCATGGATGAGGAGTTGTAATTTCTCTCCATCATACGAGTTGTCCCCTGTATTCTTCCAGTCGATCGTTGTGTCCAAGCCTTTTTCAGCCTCTCCTTCGGAAGACTCGGTAAGTGTCTTTCTAGTGAGTCTACGCGAGGGTATCTTATACGAGAGTTCTGTCTTCGGTCTTTCCATACCATCCTGGATGGGTTTGAAAAAGAACGGGTAATTAATTGAGATTGGTACAACTTTGTCCGTAAACATCTTTTTAGCATCTCCACCTGACTTTGATAAGATCCCAAATCTAGCATCTCTAGATATAGTAGCCTGGTTAACAGTCTCTGACGATGCCATAAAGGAAAATCCTGAACGTCTATTCTTAAGGTAGCACATTCCATAACTTCGCGCATCAGCTGTGCATGCAGCCCAGAAGTAGTAGAAGATTCTATTTGCTTCTCTAAAATCCGGTGATCCCACATCAATCTTTGTCCAGTTGAGGTATACGTAATGTGATCCTGTAATGTAACACGGCTCACCGTTCCGCATGAACCAATAACCATCATTGCGACGAGTAAACTCGGTTTCAATATACCCGTAGTACTGTTCTTTAATATCTTCTGGAAGTAATTTAAAATCATAGATTGTTTTTATTTTATTTAAAGATGCAGGCTTTTGTGTTTTTATAAACACCTGATCTTCTTTTTTTATTTCGCTGCCATTAATTTCTTTAGGCTTTGAAGGCAATCCAATTCGCAAACCTTGTATCTCGTATATTTCACCGAGTGTGCCGTCTTTGCTTATTATTACACAATCTAAATCTAAATTATAACCGTATTTAAATTTTTTATATCTGTTGTTATTTTTTACATCTTTACGCTTAAGATGTTCGGTATGTATAGCATATAAAGTTTGCTTGTACATTATTTAGCACGGCCCTCCACACCAAAAAATTCTTTTTTATCTTTTTTATCTTCTTTGCTTAAAGCTTCGAGTTCTTCTACTTTAGCTATCATAGCCATGGAATCTTCCATTGCTAATCTATAAGCTGAAGCTGAGATTTTAACTTTTTCAGGATCTACTTCATTTAAATCCATTTTCTTATCCATAACTTTGATAAGCTCGTTAATTGCGTTCTCAGCAGCTTTGAGTAGTTGCTCACGTTTTTTCTTTATGTCCATAGTTGATAGTAATGTCTTTTGATTGAATTCTATATAATTTGGTATCATCTATGATAAACTCATATTCAGAAGCAGGTGTAAACCCGACCACATCTCCTGTGGACAATTCTAAGGACTCTAAATAGTCATTAGTATATGTAAGCTCTCCAGCTAATTTACGTTCGCTTAAAGTGCTCCATTTGTCTTCGTTAGGTAACGGCTTTACAAAACAAAATTCAGGTAAACCTCTCCATTCACCGTTTCTTTTATAAGCAAATATCTGATCCCCATAAACAGAGTACTTATCCTCGTCTATAAAGCTACCAGAGTTACGCTCATTACCACGCGCATCGTACCATCTACGAAATACATTGTGGTGTACAATTACTTCGTCGCCTGGTTCAATAGGCGTGCTAAAATTAATAGGTGTTGAAACCACCTTGCCAATTCTATTAACAAAGCGGTAATCCCGTTCTGTAACTTCTGTGTTTAATATAAGTTCTTTATCGCCAACGCTGGTTTTATTATCGTAGCGATTTTCAGTAGATATAATATAATTGTATAAAGACCTCATTTAATAATCTAAATTGTATTCGATTGAAACAGCCATGTTTTCGTTGAAGTGCTTCCAAGGAAGTTGTGCGCCATCTTTTTGAATATATATATGATAGCCGTTATCCTCTTCTAGTATGTCACAAATAGTATGACCGCCGTAAACTTCTTGGCCTACAGAATAATGCATTGCTTCATTCTTATAATCTTGACCAACTGATATTTTTCTAATTAATTTCATTTAATATGTCCATATTGTCATACTCGGTGCATCGGGGTACCCTATGCCTACGTGTACAAAGTTACTTTTTCTTGAAATACCTATACGAGTGAACCCAACGTCAATAGCAGCTTTAACTAATTTAAAAGTAGCTTCTCCTCCTACACACTTTATATCCACAGCGGCACCATATGTATGCTCACCAGGTTTAGATTTTTTAGCTTCAATTGGATGATCTGGAGATCTATATGATGAATTTAAAACTATTGGATGCCCATAAGCTTCTCTTAAAGAATCTAACATATCTAAAAGCTTAGGGTCCATTTTATGCATGTTGCCTTTAAAGTCTCCCTCGTCTGTAAAGTATTTCATATAATATTATTTTTTGTTTTTCTTGTGTTGTAATTCTATTTTTAAAGCATCAACTTTTGCCATCACATATCTTTTTATAAATATTAATAGCTGTATATATAATAGTTAATAAAAGAACAATTGTTTGTAGCATAGGGTTAAGCCCAATAGCCATATCACTGCTTGCGAATAACGCAGTAAAATTTAATCCGTATATTTTCAAATCTGTATTTATCATTTGTGTTTATTATTTCCAAATACTTTTTCAACACCTCGTGAGCCGAAGTATCCGCCAATAACTATTGTAAGTAGGCCTGTTATATCATCTAATGGATAACCCATGTACCAACCAGCAACATAGGATGTTACTAAAAATACTAATGTTAGTGGGCGCACGTTAGCAGCAAGCCAGCTTCCTGACCTTGCATCCGCCACCCATCTTCTTGTGGTTCCGTCTATTTCAGCTCTTTCAATATCTAATTTTTTAAGAGCTATTTCTTTATCTTCTGGGGACATATCACTGCCCCCGATTATAGCTTGTATTACAGAGCCAACAGGTGTATCACCTGCAATAGCCCCAACAACGTTAGGTATCTTTTGAAGCAAGAATTTCCCAACGTTGGTGTCTTTAAATTTTTTCTTTGCCATTATCCTATTCCGTCGTATCCGATATTATATTGCGTTGTTACTTCTGCATCTGTTAATGCTTTACTATAAAACTTAACATCCGAAACGCTCATTCTTGAAGCACTCCAAGTACTAACATAACTATTACCAACTACAAAATTAGTGGATGAGTTTGGTTGCACTATAGCTGTGCTAAGTGTGTAAGAAGTACCAACTCCATTTATATAAGTCTTACAACTAGTCCCTCCGTTGTACACAAAAACTAAATGGTCAAATTGACCGCTTGTATATGCTCCAAACGGTATTTCGGTGTACCCTGCTCCGGGTGCACTTGTTCCCGAATTAACCAGCATGTAATCACCCGTTCCACTATGAAAAATTCCAATACCAGGATAAGCACCATTTAATACTGTGTTTTGAGTGTAATCAATTACAGTTTTAGATCCTGAATTTCCACTTTCTCTTTTTACCCAAACAGACATCGTAAAAGGAACTGTTACATTAGGTTGAAAAGAAGGTTGTATTCTATCATTATCAGCACTAAATGTAAAATATCCGCTAGAGTTCCAGTCGCTACTTGTCATATTAGTCAACGTCCCATTAAACCCATTAGGATAATCGTTTTTAGTGAATCGGTAGTTTTGGCGTACTTGTTCTTGGGTTAAAGCAGCAGAATACATCCTTACTTGCCCTATTGCTCCATTAAGAGTTTGGGTTGTTGTTGCCCTTTTGCCAATAGTGGTAGATTGTGTTGTACCTGTAACTCTTGTTTGTGTTCTTGTTATTGTACCTTCAGGTTCGCCATTAATGTAAAATTTAACTGCTGAAGCCGTAGAAGTAACTACAATATGTGTCCAAGTATTTGCAGTTATAGCAGTATTAGCAATTCTTGTATTAAACCCACTCCCTGTAGATTCTACGAGTCGTGGTTTATTAGTAGAATTATCTAAACCAAATATGTAAGATTGTGTAGCCGATGTGCCACCATATTTAGATACATACGTTTGATGTCCAGTTAAGTCATTGTGATAAACCCATATTTCAGCAGAAAAACTAGCTGTAGGGTCTATTGGTGAGGTTGCTGTTGAAGTTATTGTAACTATATCATCGCTCCCGTCAAAATCAAACCAATCTCCTAACTCTTCGTCATAATCTGGACCACTTATTATTCCATCATTACTATTAGCTAAATCGCTCCAAGTAGTACCGCTTCCGCTATAAGAACTGCTGTCTCCTGCATCTAAGTGTAACTCTAAATCTGTATCATCTATTAAGCTAGTAGC